GGCCGTTTTGATTGTACCGTTCACCGTTAGCGGTGAGGTTTCCATGGAAGCCAGGACCGTACCAACTGGTGATCACCGACAGAGTAGTTAGAACAGGAATCATAATAAATAAGCAAAGAACTTTTATATTGCTTACTTCTTCTGTTTGTCCCGTCACAACACGCGCAGTAATGACGGGAGTACTGCGCTATTTCTTTTTAGCAGTCTTAGCTGCTTGCTTGAATTGTTTAGCGGTAGGAGCACCAGCAGTACCGGGCTTCCTCATTTTCTCACCGCTACCTTTGGCAATACGCTCACGCTTAGCATGAATGTTTGCATAGAGTCCAGGCTTAGCCATTTAGCATTTCCATTTACGAAGGGCTAGTGCTTTACGAGTAGGTCTTCCTTTCTCATCTTTCATTGGACCCTTAACACCAGACATGCGGGCACAGAAGCTACGCTTACGTGGGCCACCTTCTGGTTGAGGAGCCTTGAGATTAGAGCCAGTTTCTCGATTATATTTAGCACGACCAGCGGCTGTAAGGCCGCCAGTACGTGATTTGTGTTTACCAATTTTTAGGCTAACACTATTAGCCATTACTTTTTCTTCTTAGATTTACCAGCTTTGTTAAGAGCAATGGCAACAGCTTGCTTTTGAGGATAACCCTCTCCCTTCAATTTGCTGATGTTAGAAGAGACCGCTTTATCAGACTTACCTTTTTTTAGTGGCACCGCGCTTCTCCTTAGCTTCCATCTTTTTGGACTCTTTAGCTTCGTGCTTCTTCATGGCAGCTTTGGAAGTGTACTTCTCTTTGCCACCATACTCCATCATTTTCTTAGCAGGCATTACCAGATACCGGGGATAATTTGACCAGTCAGCGCGTAAGCGCCAAGAGCAGCCATGACGCCAAGCATAGCCAGGCGACCGTTAAGGAGTTCGGCTCGCTCATTATGGGGAACAGTGTAATCGTGATCAGTGTACATGGTGGGTTCAATAGGCCAAATGTTAGTGTCGTTCATCAAAACTCTACATCAGAGCGTTCAAGCTTTTCGATCACATCCTGACGATAAGCCGGGTCGTTATCATAACGAGGATCGGACATAGCACGTACCAGCTCAGCTTGGCTACGGAATGCATCTTGTGAGCGAGCGGGTTTACCACTCAGCAGTTCTCCTTCAACTCCCATAGCGTCGGTATAGCGATAGTATAGTGCTTGCAGTGCAAGCTGGATAGCGTTAGTGTTACCAGATTCAATGAGAGAATCAAAAGCTTCGATCTCACCTTCACTGAAATTTTCTGCTGCCCAACTGGTCAGCTGATTGTAAGCGGCTTGACCGCCTACAGAGTTTTGAAGTTGATTGACTTCTTGGTTGCTAAGCTCACGGCCTTGAACGGACGGTTGGTTAGCTTGCATCTCAAAGTAGGCTTGCACCAGATCCTGAGATGACATTTGAGAGAACGCTTCAAGTGTCTCTGCACTCAGTTCCCCTTTCTCTGAATACTCATCACCGGCAAGTGAAAGCAACTCAGACAGGTCACTGTAGTCCCGACTTTCTTCTTCAACTGGTTCTTCATCGTAGGTCTCTTCTTCAGATTCCTCACGATTGTTACCACCCAGTTTCTTCTCAAGCTCCATGTAAGCTTTCTCAAGATCCTGGGCATTTTTGTACTTACCAGCCAGCATACCCTCGTGTTGAGCCATCAGCTCTTCACCGATAGCAAGGGAATCAGCTTCGTCGGATTGAATGGACGACATTACTTCTGCATCAGGAGTAGCGTCGTAGCTCAAAATTTCTGCCATAAAAAATTACTGCATTGGTGGAGCAGATTGACTAGCCATGTATTGGGCAATAGTATCTTCTGCGTTAGGGTTCTTGGATGGGTCAGCAATAGGAGTCTTGAGCATGTCAGGCATCTGTTGCATTTGCAGCATCTGTTGCTGTTGTCCAAGTGCTTGCTGACGTTCAGCTTGACGTTGATCCATCGACTTGACAAGGTTCAGTACATCAATACCCTGTGCAGCTGCCAAGCGTTTGATTGCTTCGTCTGCATTGATGAACTGCAGCATCTGGTCAGGACCAAGTGCTTGAGAAATTGTAGCAATAAAGGTAGTAAGAGACTCACGATCTTGACCCCGACCAAGAGCGTTGATGCCAGCAACGATAGTTGGGTTAACCAGATCCTTAGGAATCTTAGGTAGTTCACCAGTACGTTGCAACACCAGAAGCTTACGGTTGAGGTAAGGGATCAGGAACTCTACAGTCAACAGGGAGAACAGGCCACCCAGTTGCTGTTCCAACTCCATCTGAGTAAGACGTACCTCTTCAGCAGTTGTTCGTTCAGACTGACGCACAGTAAGAACAAGGAACGCTTCAGAGATGCGACGTTCAAGGGATGCTGCAAGGTTAGCAGCTGTGCTGAAGTCAGCGGTCTTACCAACTTGGATAACACCAATGTCATCAGGTCGGCCTTGAACGATTGCACCGTTGCCTGCCTGGGCGATTGTCTGGGGTTTAGTGGTGCTTGAGGGTGATACCACGAAGACGACCTTAGCGGCTGCTGCAGAGCCTTCTACGAGTGCCTGAGAAAGTGCATCAAGAGACTTGAGATCACCCAGGAACTCTTCGACTCTACCTCGTCCGTAGTTCTCACCGTCAACAGAGTTAAACCGGAGAACCAACCAAGGGTTAGCATCTTTAGGAGCCTTGCCTTCAGTGCCAGGGACTCGCTTACCAAACGCTTCTTGATGCCACAACCAACGGTTGTTATCAAGGCGCACGTGGGTATACACTTCTACGTCATCTTCATGAGCGTAGTTGCGTTCATTAACTTGATAGTCTTTTTCTTGAAGCTCTTTAGGAAGAAGCTTCTTGTTAATCAATTCTTTGGTGACGATCTCAATTACGTTACCGTTACCGTCTCGATCCACTACGTAGCGGTTCAATGGATAATGCTTAAGCCCATCTTTGCCCATGTAGATAAGTGCATTGCCACCAACAACAAGGTGTTTGATGGCTTGGTGAACGACAACACGATCACTGGAAGCAGCAATCGAGTCCATCACCATGCGTTCAATCTTGGCAAAACTCAGGTCAAGTTCAGAGCGGATCTCAGCAGGCAACTCAGTGCCAAGCTTATCATCACGAATTTGAAGCTTGAAGAAGGTAGTCTGAGGAGGAAGCAATGCAAGCATAAGCTTGGCTGCCAACGTGACTACCGACTTAGCTCCTACTGATTGCCAAGGCTGCTTAAGGGACTTGTGGGAAATCCTATGCTCATCACGTTGGATAAGATAAGGAATCGTAAGCTCAGAGCATTCAACCGCAGTTTGGAGAAAGTTAGTACGGTAACTACTTAGATGATCGTACCTTGATTTAGCATTCATCTAATTAACCAACGTTAGTTCCACTTGTACCCAGGTCAATGTTAGTACCAGGAGTACGATTAATACGAAGAGAAGAAACACTAGCGGTTTTACCAGGAGCCTTTTGCCTGGTACGCATTAGCGGAGTTGTAGCCTCAGTAGCTGTTTTAACTTTTACAGGAGCTTTAGAAGACTCTGCAATCATCTGCAGAGCAGCCACTTGTTGTTTGTTGGCTTCCTCTTGAAAAGCTCTCATACGCTCTTCTTGAGCACGGCGCTCACGCTCAGCAATTTCTCTCATTGCTCCGGCTTCAGCAGCAGCACGGCGCTTTTCTTCTTCGATATGATGTTGTGGTCTGCCTCCACACATAATTTAATCCTCTTGGGTAAGACGTGTTCGTATCCATTCCACAACACTTGCTTGACCAGACCGATACATGATCTGGTTAAGCGAAGTGTCAGGAGTAGGGTTGATGGGTGGATAAAGTTCCTCTAGCTCAGCCAACAACTTTTCAACAGTCAGAAGGTTAAGCGTATTGAGGGAGGTTAGGGTTTGCATGTTCAAAGAACGCTGGCATCCGTGCTCGCTTGGTATCGGAAAGCTCAGGAGCTTTACCTTCATACATCAGGCGATCACTTGCATCCAGCCAAAATTTTTTGTTCAAATACTTATTGGAGTCTACCCCAGAAAGGGGTTGCATCACCCAATTTATAGTTGCTTTACGGAGCTTGTCAAGAGAAGGGCTCCAATCAAGACCGAGCTCCCTACACACAAGACTATTTGTAGCCACGTGTACTTGTTCATCACGAGAAATGTCTGCAGATACAGTCCTCAGTCCTGCGTCACCATTGAAACGGAAAAAGGGGAGAAGGACGAAGAAAATTGCACGCTCGGCCACCATCGCTTTGAGGACCGTGTGATCTGGATGTTCAATCCATGCATCCCTAAGTCGGATGGCTTCGGATTCAGCCTTCTCATCCACGCCCAAAGCGTTGGTGATGTAACCGAGTGCAAGGTCATGCTTTTCCTCATCCCGGATGTTGGATTGTAGTAAACCCACTGACGTTGCCGGAACTTCATTCTTTAGAGCTTCATTAATAAAATCACCCACAGGCAGTTCCATGTGACGGATAGCCAATGCACGGTAGATGGTTTCTTCAGCACCTTCTACAAGTGTGCCTGCAGTAGTTTGAACAGGGGTCCAGGTTCTTTTACGATTAAGGAGTTTTTGATAAGGGTTCATTCGCCGCAATTACAATCAGGAGCAGGATCATCATCTCTATCATAGAGAATCGACTCCAGGTAATCGGTAACCTCTGATTCCTCCAATGCAGCGTATGCACTGGTCTTATCTTGTGTATCACCCATAACCTGAAGCGAATAGTAAAGGGAGGTTTGCGATGAAGCAAGCCACTCTTCGATAAACGCTTCGTCATAGGTGATCACATCAGACCAACTATTGAAGCTGTAACCGTGAAGAAGTCCCGTGCTGTTAAGCATCGTCATGATGCCATCAGCGACTTTCTTATAAGCCTCCCAGCCAACCTCAGACGCGATCTCAACAGGGCCGTAGTCAAAGCTTTGGACACCAAACGTGCCGCTGTCACGGTCCACATGGCGGGCAATAGGAGGAGCAATCTCTGGGCAGGTGGTGTACCCATCAAGGTCCGTATAGCGATAGCTACAGGACGCTGTAGGAGCAATAGCAAAGGCTCGCTCCATGTTGTTCACCTTAGCCACGTGAGCAGCGGCTTGGATACCAGCCAGCAGTTCGTGGGCAAGGATAGATGCAGGAGTGTGGGGGTGGGGCTGTTTGGAGTTGATTGCCTCAAGGGCTTCACCAAACTCCGCATATGTCACACCGGATTTACGGAGCAGGTTAGCCAGTCCGAGCATTCCCAGACCGACCTGGCGATCCGTCTCCGAAGGGAGGTACTCTCCGCTAGATTCAACGCCTGTTTTGGCATGGAGGGCGCACAACTCGGACATTCCGTTGACAAATGCATTTTGAATGTCATTGAGTTCGCATTGACCGAGGTTGACATGTTGCAGTAAACAGGTTCCCCGTGAGGGCAGATACACCTCCAGGCAAACGTTTCCCCGGATTCGATTTCCATTACGATCAACTTTAGTTTTGTTGAGCCAAATGTCACCACGCTTAATGCCTTCAAGCAGGGCGCTCTTTACTTGTTGCGTAGCTTCATTCCACCAGTGTGGGTTGATGTTAACGCAACGTTTGACCCAAGGAAGATCAACTCGGCTTACAGTGATGAACTCCAGAACATCTGGGTGGTTCAAATCTAGGTGCAGTACTACTGCCCCATTTTTGTAAATACCACCACGACGAAGGATTTCATTCAGAGTTGAG